TACCAGATCACCCATTGAGACTTGCCAGACTGCAAAGCAATTTGAGCCAAGTCGAGCTTGCTAAGCGCGCCGGAGTGCAGCGCAGCGCCATCTCAGCTATTGAGGATGGGCGCACCCGTAATGTTTCGCCAGCGTTGGCTGACAAGCTGAACGCCATCTTTGACACTGACATCGATAAGGAGATTGCTAAATGGTCAGAAAAGCCCTTGCAACCGCATTTGCGTGGATCGGCACAAAACTTGATGCTGATACCGCCATACACACTTGGGCAGTATTACAAGACATTTCGGCAGTGGAGATCAGAGATTGCTGCTACCCCAACAGCGTTTGCGAGTATGTTGCGTATAAATCCTGCCATTGTGAAGTCGTATGAATCCGGCAAGTATGAGACTTTGCCTGATAATCTGGGCGCAAGAATGTTGGAAGCGTTTGGCTCTTTTGGTTTCACTACTGACTATCTCTCTGAGCTTGAGAAGCTAGGTCGATCATGAGAAATTGGCATTACGAATCCCCTATAGCGGTTACTAAGACTTCTACTTCTTCTTCTATTACAGATCCAGTGAATCGCCCAGCTCATTACACAAGTGACCCTAGCGGCGTTGAGTGCATTCAGATTACGCGCCACCGGACATTCAACATCGGTAATGCATTCAAGTATCTTTGGCGCGCTGGCTTGAAGGATGAAGCTGCAACTATTCAGGATCTAGAAAAAGCGATTTTCTACATAAAGGATGAAATTGAGCGACTTAGAAAACTTTGATTTAGAGAAGTTTGATACCAAGCTCTATACCCCTAAAAAGACTAAAGAGCAGGTTCTTTTTGACAAGGTGCTAGCTGCAGCTATTGCAGCTGACCGCCAAGGTTTGTTCTGTGAGACTCAGACACTGCTTGATCAAGACCCAGCGCTGACTAAGAAAGACATTGAAATTGTCTGGGGGTCTAGCAAGTTACAGCGTGCATTGGATGACCGCGGAATCAAAACCACGCAAAATCCAAACCTGACGCTACGCCAAGAGATGTTTTTGCAGGCTTATTTGAGCCCGATGAACCTGAAAACTCCGCAGGTTATTGCTAAGCAGATGAAGATTGGCATTCCAGAGCTCGATGGCTGGCTAAGGCAAAAAGAGTTTGCTAGCGCTATGTCTACAAAGTCTGCTGAGAATCTAAAGACTTACATTCCTATTGCGGATAAGGCTTTAGGAGACCTAGTTCAGCAGGGCGATATGAAGGCTATTACCTTCTTGAATCAGCTCACTGGGCGCTTTGACCCCAATGCTAAGGCTAATCTTGATGTTCCAGCACTACTTATGCAGGTTCAGGACATCATTTTGCGCCATGTTCTAGATCCAGCAGTAAAGCGTAATATTGCTAGAGAGTTGATTGCTTTGGCTTCAGGGCAGTCTCATTTTGCTGCGCTTCCTGAGCCAACTCATGCTAGTGTTGAAGTCGAGACGGACATCATTATCATTGACGATTAGGAAATGACATGTCTTACACTACGACAACAAACCTGTCGTTGCAGAAAGCTGTTCCGGGCTCGAATCAGGCTTTTGAAACTGCCAGCATCAATACCAACTGGGATAATGTTGATTCGCATGCTGGCTCTGTAAATACTTCTATCACCACCATCAATGGCAATGTTACGACTGTAACCAATAACCTTGCTACTGTAACTGGAACTACTATCCCAGCTCTTGCAGCTCGCGTTACAACCCTTGAAGGTGAAGGAGCGCTTAGCTCTAAGTCAGCTTCTTATAGCCTTGTAGCCGGAGATGCAAACAAGGCTATTGCTTTCACTAGCGCTTCAGCTCAGACTGTAACTGTTGGAGCAGTGCTAGGTGCTGATGGAGACCGAGTGGACATCATGCGTAATGGTGCTGGAGCAGTTACCTTCGCAGCTTCAGGTGTGACCTTGCAGTCTAAGAACAGCGCATTGAGCATCTCAACTCAGTATGCAGCAGCTACTGTCATACGAATCTCCTCATCTGTTTACCAGATCATTGGCGACCTTGCATAATGACCGAAAACCAGCAGACGCATGTGAAGATCACTATTGAAGATCTTTACCGCGAGCAGCAGGAAATGAAGCAGCTTCTTACGCGCATGAGCCAGCAGCTTGACGCGTTTGGTGATTTGCCAACGCGAGTTACCAAGCTTGAGATAAACCAAGCTCGTGATGCTTGGGTAACTAAGGTTGTTTGGGCAGCTCTGGCATCAGGCGTAGCTGGCTTCCTAGCCTCTATCTGGCAGGTTGTATCTAAGTGAGTAGACTTCCATTTCCTAAAACCAAGATCACTTGTAAGTTTGGCGTTGTAGATAAAGCTCACCCTAATGGGCATCGCGGCACTGACTTTGGTATTGCAGCCGGAACCGATATCCCATCAGCTACTGATGGCATCGTAGCTCTATCTCAGTGGAGCGATGTGCTTGGCTGGGTTGTAGTTGTAGCTCGTAAGAAGAATAGCTTCTGGGGATACTGCCACATGGAGCATAAAGGTCTTGCTGTAGGCAGTAAAGTTCATGCTGGCAAGACCTTCATTGGCAAGGTTGGCGATACTGGATCTGCTAGTCATGGAGACCATTTACACTTCACGCATGGAGATACTGTAAATAGTGTTTTCTATGGCAAAGTAGACGACCCAGTGAAAGCCATTGCTAAACTGGTAGCAGAGGAGAAATTGAAGAATGCATAAACTATCACCAAGCACCATTGCACAGTTGAAGAAGGCTTTTAGGAGCTATGTTCGCTCTGCTATTGCTACTGTAGCTATGACTTTGTTTAGCCCGGATCCAGCTTCATTGACTGGCTGGGCGCTTCTCGTAGCTTTTGTTGGACCACTTGCCCGCGCTATTGACCCAACTGATGATGCTTTTGGTATTGGAGCCGCTGTCACAAAGGCAGCTAAAGAGTTCACTGGAAAGGTAACTAAGTAATGGCTGACAACAAGGAAACCTATAAGAAGGTAGCAGTGCCAAACACTATTCTGCCTCCTATGAAGAAGCCTGATGGCGCTGAGGATCCTAACAAGATGGATTCTCATGACAAGATGAAAACTCGCAAGCCTGAGCAGGATAGCGAGCATCTGAACAAGACTCCTGAAGAAATGCAGAAGCGTCAGGCAGAGTTTGCCAAGCGCAAGGCTCAGAGGGATATGGAACGAAAGAAGCGCGGTCTGAAGATCGGTCCAAACATTTATGGTGGCGGGATCAACCCAGCTGCTGCAACTACTACTTCAACAGGAACGAAGGTCTCTAATGTCTAGCTCAAACCCAAAGACTTCAAATGCTGAAATTGATAATGAATCAGGTTCAGCAGTAAGTAATGCTACTTATGCTCAGTATGAAGCCTATAAAAAGACTGATGCATATAAGAACTCTAAAGAGGGTAAGCGCATTGCTGCTGCCAAACTAGAGATTGCTGCTAAGAAGGCATTGCATAAAAAGGGTGGCTGGGAGAATGCAAAAAAGAAGATGGACAAGATCGTAAAGACTTCTCCAAATAAGTCTGGCATCCCTGCTTCACCAACTCACTAATGCCCTACAAGTTCACCAAAAAGCAGGCTTACCACATGGTAGGCGGCAAGCGCGATTACCTGCCTAAGAAGCAGGCTATCGCTATTCAGCTCTCTAAGCTCCGCAAAGAGGGCAAAATACCGCCTAGAAAGGGCTAGAGATGCCGTCAGAAGCCGAGATGGAACAGCAGGAGTGGGAATCACTCAATGAGCGCCAGCAGGAGCTTGCTAAGGAGTATGCAGAGACAGCACTGGAGTTTGGTATGTTTGACCAGACTTCAGGCGCTGATGGCGCTCACTACGCTCCTGCAGCTAAGAATCCGTTCAAGGCTGATGGTCTTATCTGCAAGAACTGCATTTTCTACAACGAAGAAAACTCTCAGTGCAAGATTGTAGCTGGCAAGATTGAACCGGAAGCTATCTGTAAGCTTTGGATTATCCCTGAGAACCAGCTAGCTGGTAACTCTAAGCAGGATCAGGTGAAGAAGCTTCTTCGTCAGACTGGTGGAGATCAGAAGGCTCGTCAAGCTCAGATTGATCAGCTGATGTCGGAGCTGGACTAACACTAAAGTTTTCCAAGATAACCTGCATAGTTGGGCATGGCGCAAGGATTACTTCGCCGGATAGCTCACTGCAGCATAGGCAAACAATAGGCTCTGTTTCACCTTCAATAGTGCCATCTTGATGCAGGTCTACAACATTCTGAAGTGTTGAGTAAAGCATTGCAGAGCCAGCACGAAGCTGGTCTACTAGAGTCTGCATCTCGGTCAAGTTCATCTGCGTCTCAAGTGGCATTATTTTCCTTTATTCTGTGTAATGATTCGCTTTTGGCGTTGCGTTCTCTGGTTAGAACCAATCTTTAGATTAGCAGGAGTATTTACGCGCTGCATCTTCATACCAGTTAGGAAGTTTATCAACTTCTGCTGGCGATCAGCTGGAGTTAGCGGATTTCCGCCAGTTTCAACATTCTTAGCTGGAGTATAAGCACCAATTCCAGCACCAAGCTGACTAACAATTGGGAACAACTTAGCCAAATAATCAGCTTGTCCCTGTGGAGTATCAGTTCCAGCAGGCTTGTTTGTATCTAGGTCATGGTTAGCCATAAAGCCATAAGCACTCTTACCAATAACATTGCCCATCTTGGCAACATTTAGGAACTGCTGCTGACCAACACTAATCATGTTCTCTTGGAAGCTCTTAGTTGGATCCCAAGTAAAGTTCCAAGTCTCCATTACATCTAGAGGCAGGATTGGTGGGCGGACTAGGGTTGGGTTAGATGGGTCAAATGATGGTCCATATGCACTCTTAGTTAGGTAGTCCGGCAGCATTTCTTTCTGCTGCTTACTCCAAGGAACTGCAGCACTAATGTTACCCATCTGATTCTGCTTAGCAGTCTCATACTGGAGCTGTGGGTAAACAGCCATCCATCGACCATGATTCAATGCCATGTCAATCATTGCTGAGTGGGCAACTCGAAGCCATGTGTAGTAGGTAAATAGCGGGCGCATTACCTTACGCTCACCGGATGCCAGTGACTGAATAGTCGGGTGGGTCAGGTGGATTTCCTTAGCCATAGCTGCAAACATCTCATCAGTGCTACGCCATGACCGCTTAGCGCCAACAGAGATAGCATGAGCTGCACGAGGAACATTTCCATAAAATACACTCAAGTCACCAGCAGGTTTAGCTAGTCGGTTTGCTTGGAAAATAGCATGGTTGATACTCTGGAACATTGTTTTCTTTGCGCCAGTAACAGTAGCAGCATCAGATAGAACAGATTCGGATAGTCCAGCAATTTCATCGTTGAAGATGTTGCTAATAGTAATTCCGCGAGCTTTGAACTCCTGAGTTAGATCTTCAATGCTGATGTGCTGCATCTTGCCACCAATGTTGAAGCTTACGAATCCCTTGTTCATATCTTCAGCATGATTCAAGAACTTGCTTGACTTATCGTAGTTTTTGGCAACCATAGCAACTTCTTCTACAAGCTTGTTGCCTAGATACTCAGTCTTTAGGATTTCATTAGCAATGTTTTTAGCAACCTTTGCTCCGGCTACCCAGTGTTCAACATTGCGAGTTCCATAAACAACAGCAATACCATTGTCGCCAACGATGTTGATGACATGGTGGCGTGGCGTAAAGATGGTCTGTTGTGCCTTTAGCAAGCTCATAAGACCCATTACTGGCTTTAGCCACTGAGGAGATCCGCTAGCGATAGAGTTCCATTCTCGGTTTAGCGCACCGATCTGTGGAGCAATGTCTGGATGGAAGTAAGCTGCATTATCACCAGTTGGGAAGTGAGCAGTTAGGTTGATCCCCTTTGTCTCATTTACTGCCTTTACCTGAACCCAGCCACGCTCAGCAGCTTGCTTTGCAGTAAGCCCAAATGATTCATGACCAAAGTTTGCAACTAGGGAATCCGCCATTGATTTTTCAGTTCTGGCATGCTGAACTGCCA